CGTCCCGAAGCTCCGCAAGCTCGTCGCGGTCGGTGCCATGCCGGAGCATGGCGTGATCCTCATCACATGGCATTTCCAGGCCGACGTCGCCACGTGGCGATCCGACGTGGACCTGGCATCCCAGGCCGCCGACGAGATCGAGCGGCTCCGCGCCGAGCGCGACGAGGCGCGGCGGGAGGTTTGTAACTTGCGTCCGAGCGTTTGTCTCGGCGCTCAAACTGCCGTCGAGTTTGCGAATCATCGCGGATGGGATTGCTTCAAGGAGGACGGCAAGTGAGCGAGATCACCGTCCGCCGCGTCACGCCTGAGGCCGCCGCGATGCTTGAACCCTGGGCGGTCCAGCGCGACGTCTGCGAGCAAATCGGCCCGCGCATCATCGCCCAGCATTCGTCGCTCATCGGGGATAAGCGGTATGTCCACGTATCCGGCGCCACGCTCCTGGCGGGGATGTTCGGATACCACGTCCGCGAGGTCGGCGTCGAGCGGATCGAGGTCGACGGCGTCGGCGCGTGGCAAGCGACCTGTGAGATCGTCCGCGACGGCGTCGTGGTCGGCCGCGGCTCCGCCATTTGCATGGATGATGAGAAACTCTGGTCGCAGCGCCCGCAGTTCGCCCGCCGGGCGATGGCGTCGACCCGCGCCGCCGGACGCGCGCTCCGGCTTCTGTTTGGCCACATGCTCCCGATGCTCGGGAGGAACATCGCAACCGTGACGAGAGAGGAAATGCCGGATGAACGCTGAATCGCTTGTGAAGAAGCTCCGCGCGCTCGCGCTGGAGATCGAGACTGGAACCGCCGAGCCGACCACCCGCCCGGCGTCGGCGCCCGCCCCCGAGCGGACGCTCGCCCAGGCGCGGCATAAGGCCGCGCCCGCCGGATCGCAGACCGTCGAGGTTACGGTCGGATACTGGCAAGTGAAGGACACGTCGCAGGGTAAGGCGATGGGTTCGCTCTCCCCGGCCGGTGACGGCGAGCGCGTCTTCTGGCGCGTCTTCGACGAGAAGCTCATCCTCGCGGTTGACCCGCTCCAGCGCGGCGATAGGATTCGCGCCACGATCACGCCGTGGAAGGACACGTACGTCGTGAACGCCATCGAGCGCCTGGGCGCCGACCCGAAGGTCGGCAACCGCGGCATCGACGCCGACGAAATCCCGTTCTAGCATCTCTCATCCGTGTGGTCGGCCGGTGCGCATCTCGCCGGTCGACCATTCCTCCGGGGCCGGGCGCATCTCGCCGCGCCCGCCCGCCGCGCCCGCCCAGGTCCATAGGCGGGCGCGGCCCTTTTTACGGAGGCTTGCACATGGACAAAGCAATAGACCGAATGGCGGAACTCATCCGCACCGGGATGGGCGGCGACGCCGCCGCGAGCGTTGCGGCGCGCGAGTACGGATTGACGGCGGGAGAGGTCGCGGAGGCCGCCGCGAGGCGCGGGGCCGACGTCGCGGCGAAGCGAAGGCGCGAGCGCGGCGTGCTCACGTCGGAGGAGATCGCGACGCTCCTCTCCGGCCGCATGACGGGTCCGAAGTTCGACCCGGCCGTCCGGCGGGCGGTGCGCCGGACCGTCATCGCCGTCATGTCGGTGGACCGTTCGATGCGGAACCTCGACGTGGAATGCCGCGAGTGGTTCGGCCAGCTCGACGACGACGCGGGGATGATCTATCTCCACGAACTCTACGAAATCTGGCGCTCGCTCCCGGCCGACCTCGATCCCCGCGAGGTCCGCCGGGCGAACATCCCCGCCAGTTCATTCATGTGGGCGGCGCTCTCCCAGTCCGCGACGACCCGGTGGATTCCGAATGGGTGAGCTCTTCATCACGAAGCCGGACCTCGCGCTCGGGCCGCCGACCTTGCGCGAGCCGCTGGTCGACGGCCTCCTCCGCCGCGGGGAGGTCTGCAACTGGATCGCCTCCCCGAAGGTCGGCAAGACTTGGATGCTCTACCAACTCCTGATCGCGGTCGCGACCGGCACGCCGTGGCTAGGGCGGAAGGTCGCGAGGGGACGCGTCCTACTCATCGACAACGAACTCCACCCCGAGACGGGCCTCCAGAGGCTCCATAAGGTCGCCTGCGGCGTCGGAGCCGACCTAGGGGCCGTCGACGCGGGGATGCGCGTCGCGTGGCTACGCGGCGTCTCTGCGGGCCTGGAGGAGATCGAGGCCGCCGTCCGGGCCGAGCCGCGCGGTACGTACTCGCTCATCGCCCTCGACGCGTTCTACCGGCTCATCCCGAAAGGCGTCGACGAGAACGCGAACGGCGACATGGTCCAGCTCCTGAACCACCTGGACCGCATCGCGCTGGCGTCGGGAGCCTCGATCGTGAACGTGCACCATGCGTCCAAGGGCGACCAATCCCAAAAGGGCGTGACCGACGTCGGCTCCGGCGCTGGGGCGATCTCCCGAGCGGTCGATACCCACATTGTCTACCTTCGCCACGCCACGGATGGATGCGTCACGATGCGGGCCGTCTGCCGGTCGTTCCCGCCCCCGAAGCCGGTCGTCCTCCGCGTCGCCCCGCCGCTCGTCTCGCTGGAGCCGGACGCCGACCCGGACGACCTCTGGACGCCGAAGAAGTCGAACCAGGCCGCCCGGCGCGACTGGACCGTCGAGGAGTTCGTCGCGGCCTTCGTCGACGGAACGGCATCGAAAGGCGAGGTCATCGACCGAGCGATGGGCCACACGATCCCGAAGGCCCGCGCCCGCGAACTTCTGCGGGAGGCCGAAGACCTCGATCTCATCGAGGCGAAGGCCACGAAGGGGGACGGTCTGGGACGGCCGCGAATGGTCCTAAACCGTGTGTAATTCGCGGTCGACTTATTTTCCGCCGCCCTATATAGATATAGGTGGAAAATAATCCCGCTCCAGGTCGCGGGATATTTCCACCCTATGTCGGAGGAAAGTCATGCTGAATAGCAGAGCGAAGGGAAAGCGTGGGGAGCTGGAGGCTTGCGAAGCTCTCGGTAGGATCGGCCTCGATTGCAGGAGGAGCGCCCAGTATTGCGGGAAGTCGGGCGACGCCGACCTCCAGTGCGACGGCGTCGACCTTCACGTGGAGGTCAAGCTCACCGAGCGACTGAACCCGTACGCGTTCATCGACCAGGCGGTGAACGACTCACGGTCGACGCGGCGTACGCCGGTCGTCGTCGCCCGATCGAGTTACAAACCGTGGTTGATCATCATGCGCTTGGACGACGTTCCCCGATTCGTGGAGGAGATGAACCGTGCCCGCTCCCAAGTTCGACCCGTCGTGGAAGGCGAAGCCGTTCAACCATAAGGGTTACCTAGGCAACCGCTGGCGCATCATGCGCGAGCGATGGCTACGGGTGAATCCGAAATGCGCGGATTGCGGTTCGGTAGGTGAAGAGGTTCACCACCTGGTTCCACGCGCGATAGCGCCGGAACGTCGGTTCGACTTCACGAACCTATGTACTCTCTGTAGACGTTGCCATGCGGAGCGGCATTTCCATGATGCCGAGCACCGATAACCCAAAAATTATCGGTGACATGTGTCTCCAGAGACACTTATCCACAAGTTATCCACATTCCGATAACCGATATCTTCAGAGACACGGATAGGGGGGTAAGGATTTAGGTTATGGGCCACCCTTTGGACATCACCCCGCCTAGGACGGACAATCATGCACGCGATGCGCGTAGCGTGGTGCTCGCGTACAACGACGCCGTCCAAACCGGCAAAGTATGCTCTGGGCGGTGGATATACGCCGCCGCGCAACGCTTCGCGCGCGACCTCGATCGCTCCGACTTGACAATGGACTGGGACGCGGTCGCCGCGGCTGACGAGCATTTCCGCTCGCTCTCCCTCCTCCACGAATCAAGCGGCGCCCGGTTCGAACTTCACCCGTGGCAACTCTGGATCATCGCCCAGATCGTCGGATGGAGGTTCTCCGATGGCCGCCGACGCGTCCGCCTGGCTATGGTCCAGGTCGCCCGCGGCAATGGCAAAACCACCCTCATGGCGGGCCTCGCGCTCTGGGACATGTGGAGCGGGGAGGGACGCCGGGTCCACGTCATCGCCAACAACGAAACCCAGGCGGAAATCTGCCTAGACACGGCCCGCACGATGGCCCAGCGCGTCGCCCGCGAGGACACGCTGGTCCGGCACAATCGGATCGTCCGCCCGTCCGCCGACTGCGAGATGACGGCGCTCCCGGCGCTGGAGCGGTCGCTCGACGGCCTGAACCCTTCGCTTTGGATCGCGGATGAGGCCGCCGAGTTCAAGGGAAGGTTCCTCACGAAGCTCCTCACGACCGGCGCGAAGCGAAAGGAATCGACCGGCGTCATCATCACCACGCCGGGGAGCAATCCCGAGAACCATTATTCCGAACTCGTCAAGCAAGGGGAGGCCATCCTCTCCCGCGAGATCGAGGACGACACGGTCCTCCCGATCCTCTACGGCCTCGATCCCACCGACGCGCTGGAGGATGAGTCCGCCTGGCCGAAGGCGAACCCTGGCCTTGAACTCGGCCAGCCGGACGCCGCGAGCCTCCGCCGGTCGTGGAACACGATGAAGCGTTCCGCGATGGGCCGCGGCGAGTTCGCCCGTTACCACGCCGCCCGATGCGACGAGAATACGGGCGGATGGCTGGATATGGGGCAATGGCCGGGCGGCCAGAAGATCGACTGGGAGGCGCTGCGCGGCCGCGAAGCCTTCGTCGGCCTCGATCTCTCCAAGTCGCTCGACATGACGGCCGCGGTTGTCATCGTTCCTCTGGACGATGGCCGCGTCGCGCTCCGCGGTCACTATTTCTGGCCGCTCGCGGACGTCGCCCAGCGCGAACTCGACTACCGCTATCCGATTCGGAGCTGGGCGAGTGAGGGGAGGATCACACTTACGCCGGGCCGAGAGATCGACTACGACGCGGTATTCGCCCGCATCCTGGAACTCCGCTCCGAGTTCCAGGTCCGCGCGGTCGGATACGACAAATGGGGTACCACCTACCTGGCCGAACGGATGATCGAGAAAGGTATCCCGCTCGTCGAATACCGGATGGGTATCGCCACGTTCGGCCCCGGTTGTCAATTGTTCCAGAACCTCTGGGCGGGCGGGAAACTCGTCATCGGAGATGATCCGATCCTCCGCCGCGCGTGCGCGGAGGCTCACGCGAAACGCGACGTGAACGGGAACATCCGGCCGGTGAAGGCCCGCGAGTTCTGCGCGATCGACCCGCTCGTCGCGAGCGTGATCGCGTGCCACGTGTGGGGCGGCCAGCGCCGCTCGATCTACATGGAGGAATATGGGCAATAATTCCGACGAAACGCGTTTAGACGCGATCTAGAGCGGTCGACGGGTATCTGATTCCGCCATGCTGCGGAATCTCGTCCAAAGATTCATGACGGCCCATTGGTCCACCTACTGGATGGTAGGTGACAACCGTGGCCCCATTCCGACCGTCACTCCGTCGACGGCGTTGCGCCATACGCCGGTCTATCGCGCGGTTTCGCTCATCGCGAACGACGTCGCGCGCACCGAGCTGGAGATCGCGGACCCGGTCGTCGAGACGTTCCTCCGCCAGCCGAACCGATGGCAGACCGGCTTTGAGTTCCGCCGCTCGATGACGCTCCAGGCGGCGCTCTACGGGAACGCATTCGCGCTCATTAACCGAACGCGCGGCGGCCAGCTTTTGGAACTCGTGCCGCTCGGCATCGAGACGGTTTCGCTCGACGTCTCGGGCGCGGTCCCGTTCTACCGGAGCACCGCGTACGGCGAAATCCCGATGGAGTCGATGCTCCATATCCGCGCGATCGGCCTCGACGGATTCTGGGGAGAGTCGCCGGTGAACCTCTGCCGGACGTCGCTCCAGATTCTCGCCGCGCAGGAAGACGCGCAGCTGAAGGTCATGAGCAACGCGGGAAACCCGAAGCTCGCGCTCACCACGAACGCTCCGCTGAATGAGAAAGCCCGCGACGCCATCGCGGCGGATTTCGTCGCGAAGCATTCGGGAAGCGTCAACGCCGGAAAGCCGCTTGTGCTCGCGGACGGAATGAAGGTCGACCGCATCTCGTCGACGCTGGAGGATTCCGGCATCTCGTCGGCGCGAAAGTACTCGGTTGAGGACGTCTCGCGAATCTACGGCGTGCCGTCCCTCATGCTCGGCCTGGAGAACTCCGCCGCGACGCTCGGCGCGCTCGAATGGACGACCCGCCAGTACGCCGACTTCTGCCTATCGCATTGGTTCAACGCGTGGTCGAGCGAGATCGCGTCGAAGCTCGCTGGCGTCGGCACGCCGGTGATCTTCGATACCGACGACCTGGTGAAGCCGAGCCTCGCGGAGCATTTCGCCGCGCTCCGCACCGGCGTCGAGTCGGGAATCATCACCCGCAACGAGGCGCGCGACTGGCTCGACCTCCCGCCGCTCCCCGGCCTCGACGAGCCGATCGTCGCGAAGAACATGGGAACCGGCGGCGGCCAAACCAACTTGGGCGACGACACGTCGGCCGGAGAGGGAACCCCGAATGATTTCTAGACGCGCGATCACCGCGACCGAGCAGTCGATCGACGGGCGGACGCTCGCCGGATACGCCGCGGTCTACAACCAGGACTCCCGCGAAATCCGCGAGTACGGCCGCACGTTCACCGAGCGGATCGCGCCGGGCGCATTCGACGAGACGCTGAACGCGCGCGCCGACGTGAAGCTGTACTACAACCACGACCCGGCGATGCCGCTCGCGCGCACGCGCTCCGGCACGCTCTCGCTGCGGAGCGACCGGAACGGCCTCGCGTTCTCCGCGAAGCTCCCCGAGACGACGCTCGGAAACGACGTCCGCACGCTCCTGGAGCGCGGCGACCTCACCGGCGAAATGTCGTTCGGCTTCCACGTCGTCGGTGAGGAGTGGTCGCAGGACCGCACCGAGCGGACGATCACCCGCGCGAACCTGGTCGAAATCTCGATCGTCCAGGACGCCGCCTACCCCCAGACCAGCGCGAGCCTCCGGAGCGTTTCCGTGGCCGCAATCGAGGCCGCGCGCGCGCGGCTCGCACTTCACTTCAAGAGGATGGAATCGCATGTCTGACGAACTCTCCGAGATCCTGAACACCACGCACGCCTACCGGCGCCAGCTCGCGGAGATCGAGCGCCGGAACGGTAAGGCCGACCAGACCACCGTCGACAATCCGTTCAAGACGACCGGCGAGCAGCGCCAGGCCATCGAGCGGATGGACGCCGACCTCACCGCGATGGAACTCCGCGCGCAGCTCGCCGCGGCCCAGTCGAAGCTCTCCGCCATCGAGGCCCAGCCGCAGTTCAAGACGCGCGCTGCGGCCGCGTCCGGCTCCGCGACCGACGTCGAAAGCCCGGAGTTCTCCGCTCGCTGGGCGAAGGCGATGCTCACCGGCGATAAGGCCGAGCTTCGCGTGCTCGCCTACAACCCGTCGGCGTCCGCGACCAGCAACCCGCCGGTTCCGGTTGACATGGAGCGCCGCGTCCTCAACAAGATGTACCAGACGAGCGTGATCCGCCAGCTCGCGAACGTCCAGACGATCAACTCGCAGCGCCAGATCACGGTCGAGGCGACCAGCCCGTCCGCCGCTCTGGTCCGCGAGTCTGGTTCGATCACCCCGGCCGACTTCACGTTCGACCGCGTCTCGGTCATGCCGTACAAGTACGTCGCCGCGACGACCATGTCCCAGGAGTGGATCGAGGACGCGCTCGGCACCGGCGACGTCGGTACGTTCCTCAACTGGATGGCCGACCGGTTCGGCGTGAGCCTCGCGCGCGCCACGGAGTCGGCCTTCACGGTCGGCACCGGCTCCGACCAGCCCCAGGGAATCGGTGATACCAGCTCGACGGGCTGGGCGGCGGGCAACGCCGGACGCATCATTAACCAGGGCGTCGCGCTCGCGGAGGATGCGGCTCCGTCGACGATCACCGCCGACAACATCATCGACTGCATTCACGCGGTCCCGGTCCAGTACCGCAGCGGCCCGAAGTTCGCCGTCCTCACCCACGACTCGACGTTGAAGGCGATCCGCAAGCTTCGCCTCAACAACGAGTACGTGTGGCTCCCCGGCGGCGCCACGCAGAACCAGGCGATCACGGTCGGCGCTCCGAGCACCGTGTACGGCGTGCCGGTCTACGTCAACGAGTACGTGTCGACCGCGCAGGGTGCGACCGCGACCAGCGCCGATGTCCGCGGAAACGCGTTCTTCATCGCTGGCAACTGGGATTACTTCGGCATCTTCGACCGTGCCGGACTCCAGTCCATGTCGGACCCGTACTCGCTCTCCGCGAACCTCCGGACCACCATGTACATGTGGCTCCGCACCGATTCGAAGATTCTCCTCCCCGAAGCCTTCGCCGCGATCTACGGCGACAACGACGGCGCCTGATTCCTCCGAACTCCCGGGGGCCGCGCCGAAAGGCGCGGCTCCCGATTCATGGCCATTTCGAACGCAACCGTAAAGGCGGCGCTCCGCATCGACTACGTCGACGACGACGCCGAGTTCACCCGGCTCATCGCCGCGGCGGTCGCGTGGGTCGAGCGGTATACGAACGTCGGCCTATCGAGCACCGCGCGGACGCTCCAGCTCGCGAAATGGGACGACGCCGTCCTCCCGATCGATCCGTACGTGTCGCTCACGTCGGTGAAGTACCGCGACGCATCGAACACGCTCACCACGATGCCATCGACCGACTATTGGGTCGACCTCGCGAGCGCCATGCCGCGGATCAAGTTCCTGGAGAAGCCGCTCACCTACGAAGGGACCAACATCGAGGTCACGTACGTCGCGGGCAACGCGACCGAGCCGCCGGACATGGTCCAGGCGGTGATCTCGATCGTGGGAGCCTGGTACAACAACCCGGAGGCTACCGCGCCGGTGATGCTCACGAGCGTGCCGCTCGGCGCGATCTATCTCCTCGACCACTACCGCGTCAAGGGGCCGTTCTCGTGATCTCCTCCGGCCTCACGCGGTTCAACTGCGCGGTGAGCCGCGCGTCGACGAGCGTCGATAGCTACGGCCGCCGGGTGACCACGTTCACGTCGGTAGGCTCGATGCGCTGCGACATTCGCGAGGGCCAGCCGACCGAGCAACCGTACGTCGACGGCGTGGCGGTGATCGCGGCCTACGAACTCCGCACGCGCTGGCCGAACATCGCGCGCCTCACCGTCTCGCCGCTCGACCGCATCACCGCGCGCGGCAAGCTCCTCCGCATCACCGGCATCCGGAATCTCGACCAGAGGAACCGCGTCGCCGTCATCGATTGCGTGGAGGTCGCGTGAGCATCGACGCGAACCTGGTCGCCACGCTCGACGCCCAGACGACCGCCGGTCGCCGGGTGACGGTCGGCCTCCGGCTCCAGTCGTCCGCGCTACCGGCGCTCACGGTGAACGTGCAAGGGTCGGAGCGCGCGGCGCTCGGAACCGGCGCGGCGTCCTCGCTGGTCCGGTACACGTACACGCTGAACGCGGTCGCCGTCACGATGGCCGACGCGATGGCGCTCGCGGAGAGCGCCGCGACGGTCGTCCAGACCGCCTACGCGGCCGCTGGGAAGGCGACCTACCGCATCCAGGAGCCGCAGCTCAACGACACGCAAATGGGCGAAGGCGACGAGCAGGAACCCGCCATCGCGACCGTGGTCCTCGAATCCCTCATCCCGGAATAACACATGGCATCACCCACCAAAGACGCAGTCGTCAAGTTCGCCGCAGGCGGAACGGTTCTCGGAGAGGTCGCGAGCGCGAGCTTCGCGCTCACCCGCCAGTCGATCGACGTGACGCCGCTCGGGAACGGCCATCGGCACCACGTCGCGGGAATGATGGAGGGAACCGCGACGCTGGAACTCTTCTACAACTCGGCCGACCACGGCACGATCATGGCCGGGTTCACCGGCGGAACGATCGTCGCGGACGTCGAAATCCTCTGGGAATCCGGCAAGTCGGTGAAGGGTAACGCGCTCATTCAGGATTTCAGCATGTCTCTCGCGCCGAACGGCGTCGCCCAAGCGACGATCGTCCTCCAGTTCACCCAGAATGCGATCACGGTGGTGCCGTGATCGACGCTCTCGCCGCCCGCCCGTTCGCGACCGAGTTCCGCGGGGAGCCGATCCGGCTCCGCCGCCCGACGATCGGTGATCTCGTCGCCGCGATCGACGCGCAGTCGCGCGGCGAGAACATGGCCGCCTGGTACGTCGCCGCGCACGTGCTCGCGCCGGACGGTTCGCTCGCGTACACGGTCGACCAGGCGCGCCAGCTCTCCGCCCCGGCTTGCATCGCGCTCGCGCGCATCATCGAGCCTCTCTACTCGGAGGGACTGGACTAGGATCGGCCGCGCGGGAACTCCTCCGCGCGGCCGTGAGGGAATGGAGGATCGACGACCCACTCGCCGCGTACATGGCGGCGAACGGACATACGGGACTCTCGCATGACATCGCAAGCCGCATCCTCCAGCCTCAACGCGTATAAGGGCCGCAAATTCGCGGTTGCGGTCGAGATCGACGTGGAGTCGGTGCGCCGAGCGAACTCCGCGCTCCTGAAGCTCCCGAGCGATCTCTCGCAGAAAGCGTTGCGCCGGTCGTTCACGAAGTGGTCCCGCGGCGTGAAGGCCGCAGTCGCCGCCGCGGCTCCCTTCGGCAAGCCGTCACCGACCGAGCGCGTGCGCGGCGTGGACCGCCCGAATCCGCACCTAAAGCTGAACGTCTCGTCGAAGATCAAGACGTATAAGCGCGAGCTTGTGCAATGGGTCGCGGTCGGCATCCGCGAGATTCCCGGTTCGTATCTCACGCCGCATTGGTATCTGCGGTGGGTCGAGCGCGGACACTCGACGTACCGGCGCATCGGGCGGATCCCGCGCAAGCAACGCGGCCCGATGGGAATGGTGAAGCCGCCCGACTGGGAGATCCGCGTCCGCGAGTGGTCGGAGGCGAACGCCGCCGAGATCGCCCAGGCGCGGAGGGACGGCACGCTCTCGCGGAGCGGATTCTCGCGGCGCGTGTCGTTCGTGGCGCCGAATCCGTTCATCACCCGGACGGCCGCCCAGTCGTTCCGCATCATCGTCCCTATCGTGGAGGCGGAGGTCGATAGGGTCATCGCGGAGAACGGCCTTGGCTAAAGTCTCAAAGATCAATATCGCCATTACCGGCGACGCGAAGGGATTCGCGGCCGCCACGGACGCCGCCGTCCGCGAGATGCGCCGACTCCAGGCGGCGTCCGAGACGACGTCGCGCAAGATGCAATCCGTCCGGTCGAGCGTAACGAAGACGGCCGACGCGATGAGCAAGTTCGGCGTGTCGAACCGCGCCCTCGGCGCGCTCGGCGGCGGCCTCCAGCTCGCGCAGCTGGCGATGGGCGGCGGCGTCGGCGGAGCGGCCATCGGAGCGGGAATCGGCATCGGAACCGCGGCCGCGATCGTGAGCGCCGCGAACCAGATCAACGACGTTTCCGCGCGCGCGCGGAAGGCGATCGACGAGGTCGCGCTCGATGCGCGAAGGCGCATCCAGGAGAGCGGATTCTCGCCGCAGCTCGCGGCCGCGATCAATGCGCAAAATCCCGGCATGAAGTCGGCGGGCCAGACGCTCGGCGCCTTCGATTCGTTCATCGCTGGCCTCGCGTCGACGCGTACCGGCGCGATGGGCGGCCAGCTCATTTCGAACCTCCTCCCGGCGGGCGCGACCGCCGCGGGCGTCCTCCTGGGCGGCGGCGGCGTCTCGCAGGCCCAGGCGCTCGGCGGCGCCCAGATGATGAGCGGCGACGCCATCCAGGACGCGAGCAACGCGTACCACATGTCGATGAGCATGACCAGCCCGGGCGGTCCGGTGGGCTACATTCTCCAGCAACTATTGAGCCGCTGAAATGCCGATCACCGCCCGACTCATCTCCCAGTCGTTCACCGAAGGGTCGTCCCCGGCGCTCATCCAGACCTACCGGATGGAGTCGTCTTCGTCGCTCACGATCAACAGCGCGTCGGACTATCAATTGCTCCTGAACGCGATTCCGACCGGCGCGTACCACCTGAAGCCGTTCACGACGTTGAGCGATACCAGCCGGTACGGGCGCCTCCGGCTCCGCAATATCAACGCCGTTCCGCTCCCCGCGACGAACGGGAAGATCGTGGACATGCAACTCCGCTTCGACTCCATGTACGTGTGGGCGGATATCGCGGGGGAGGGAACCGTCTCGCAGCTCGCGCTACCCGTGGAAGTCGAGTTTGATTCGACGCCGCGCGCGGTGACCATGTACCGAAGCGGCGCCACGTTCGGCACGCCGCCGACCGCCGACCTGAACACGACCGCCGATATCGGCGGTACGAAGGTCGACTACGCGTCCAAGCCGGTGCAAGCGTTCATCCCCGCGACGACCGTACGGATTTCGCTCATCCTGGACGTGTCTCGGACGTCCCCCGGCATGACGCTCGTCTCCCTCTATGATCGGGTCGTGAGTGCGGCCGGACGTTGGAATGCGTCCACCTTCCTCCATTGGAGCGCGCTGGAGGTCTATTGCGAATCCGCGGCGCTCTCTCCGATCCGCGATGAGTTCTACCGCGCCTCCTACGTATTCAAGTGGGACAAATGGCTCGGTTGCGAGCAAGTTCCGAAGACGGACGTGAACGGCCGGGCGGCGGTCGATTCGAACGGATCGTCCAACGTGGTGACGTGGAAGTCGTTCGTCCGCGGTTCCTACAACATGAACCTTATCTTCCAGGACCAGCCGAACGCCACGCTCGCGACGCAATGGGCGAAGGAAGGTTCCTGGCTCACGTACCCGTAATGCTGAACCGAACCGAACAAACCACGCTCCGAGCCGCCGCGAACGCCGCGCGCACCCAGCCGCGCGAAATCGTCGACCGCATGAACACGGTCGAGGTTCCGTACGTGCTCGCGCAGCTCACCGGCTCGACGGCCATCCCCGGCACCACGAACCGGTGGGAATACGATTGGGTAATCGCGGAGCAAGTCAACAACTCGACGAAGACGATGCAACCGCGCGCATCCGAAGCGTGGTACCTGGGCAAGTGCTACAACGCTTGCGAGGGAATCAATGACGGAACGATCGTCGGCCCCGGCGTGCTCGTCGCGAACATCCCAGCCGGATTCGCGGTGAAGCCGGTCGTCGGATACGTGCTCCTCTATCCTCACCGGCTCACGGACGGCACCGAGCGGTGGGTCTTCTGCGTGCCGAATGCCATCGACGGAAACTGCGAATAAAGGAAACCACATGCCGACGAAGTTCACCCGCACCAACTTCGGAACGTCGAACTACGTTCCGCTCGATACCACCCTGAACGGACGTTGCACCGTGACGTTCGTGAACGCGACGAGCGTCGTATGCCGGATGGCCGGGGAGGCCGATACCGCTCCCGCGGCCGGAACCACGAACTACGCGGCGGTCGCCTCGGTCGCGACCGCCGTCTGGCGCATCACGTGCAATCCGGCGAAGACGTGGATTCTCGCCGGTTCCGGCGGCGGAACCCTGGAAATGATGATCGACTACTGAGGAGGACCAAATGCCGACGAAATTCTGCGGGCGCGCGCCCGTTCTCCCCGCCAGCGGATACACGCAGCTCGACACGGTGAAGGGTGCGTGCAACGTGTTCATCCAGAATACGACCAACTCGACGATCAACATCGTGACGAACGTCGACAACGCGACCGACGCCGCGTCGGAGGAAACCAACGGCCGGTACATTCAGTACGCGGCGGTCGCGGGTGCGATCTTTCAGTTCCAGTCCGACCCGTCCCGGACCTGGGTGAAGTGGAACGGGACGACGGTCGGAACGAACTGGTACACGTTCGTAATCTCCTGGTGACGCCATGACGGTCGAAGTTCTCGCGGGCGCAGTGGGCATTATTGCATCCGTCGTGACGACGACGCTGGTTGTCGTGTCGAAGCTCACGCGCGTCGAAGTGATGCTCGCGGAGCTGCGCGCGACGATGGCATCCTACGAACACCGAATCTCCGAACTCGAAAGGAAGCAACGTGAAAGACCGTAACACGACCGTGCTCGGCATCGCCGCCATCCTCACCGCGGTAGGCTCGCTCCTCTCCGCCATGTTCGACGCCGATCCGGCGACGATTCCAGACTGGGGAACCACCGCCGCCGCGGTGATCGCTGGCGTGGGCCTTATCTTCGCGAAGGACGCGAAGGGGAATGCTTGATCGCGCGCTGGTCGCGATCGTGCTCGCGCTCCTGGGATACCTGGAGCGCCGCGGCGTATCGACTGCTATCGACGCCGATCCCGATCGCGCTCGCCTTGGCCGCGCTGGTTCTCGGTTGCGCGAGTGGTTGCGCGAGTCGAACGGTGTTCGTCCCGGAGGAAAGCCCGATGCGGACCGGCCCGTCGAGCCGGATACGCGTGTACCACCGGATTGACGGCGTTTGGACGCTCTCCGAGAACCGCATCGAGATTCCAGAGGGGTGGTATCTGGTGCCGCCTTCGTACGTCGCGGAGGAACGCTGAATGCATCGCGTGTGCTGCTGCGGCAACGCTTGCCCGGCCGAATGCTGCGCATTCTGGGCGTGCTCTCCGTCCGCGCCGATCAACGTGACGCTATCCGGCACGTCGTCGTGGACCGACAATTGCGACGACGGCGTCTCGCGCGTCCTGGCGACGTGCGCCTGGACGATCACCGCGACGATGACGCGCACCGGCCGCAGCTGCGCGAACTACCGGTACTCCGCGAACACGTGCAACCTCGACGCGACCTGGACGCGGTACGAATACACGCAGTCGCTCGGAACCGTATGCGACGCTCCGCCGGTGCCGTGCCAGTTCGACCACTGCGACGACTGCCAATGCCAGCAAGTGAAGCGTGAACTCTGTAGGACGACGACGCACACGTTCAACGGCACCGTGAACGGCGTGTCGTCGCCCGCCCAGCCCGCGTGCGTTCCGAGCGTGTGGTTCGGATACCACGTCGCGAACGCGGTGCTCACGATCTTCTGCCAAGACTCGCCGTGTACCACCGGGTGCGCGGAGCCGGTGATCCTCTTCACGCCGGGGAACATGTGTGAATCGAACCCGTGCGGCACCGGCCAGGGATGCATCGACGCCGCGTATTCGGTGACGTGTACCGCGGTGAACTGCTGCGACGCGGACGCGGCTTGCAGCACGTCGGGAACCGAAGCGATCTGCCTAGGATGCTTCTCCCTGGTCGGCCGCGGTTGCTTGAACGCGCAGACGTTCGACGACCCGCTCCGGCACCCGGTCGGCCCGGTCATGGGCGATCTACCCTTCGTCGCGTCGCCCGGCGCGTGGAATTGCCCCGGCACGTTCTCGACGCCGGTGCCGCTCGACTGCAATTCGTATTCGTTCCAGACGAAGCTCTGCGACTGGTGCTCCCACACGAACCCCGACGTGATGATGAGCTGCTACAAACTCGACCCGCTCGACCCGCAGGGATTCTCACTTCTGTGCGAACCCCAGCCGCTTTGTTGCTCCACGACGTTTACCCAGGCGGTGACATGGAACCTCGCGTGACGTGCTTCCATGCGATGGACGGCGTGTGCCGAAACGCGAAGCTCCCGCGCGTCGCGATCACCGTCGAGGGATGCGCGGCTTGCCCGCACTACCGCGGCCCGGCGCGCGGCCTGGGCGACGTCGTGGCGAACGTCACGAAGGCGGTGGGAATTCGCCCGTGCGGCGGGTGCCAGAAACGCCGCGAGGTGCTGAACGAAATCGTTCCGAATCCGTTCAAGCCCGGTTGACGCCCGAGCCGATGTGTAATACAGATTCCGCCATGACGAGATCGAAGGCGGTTTCGGTCGACGACGCGACACACGCGGAACTCGACCGGCTCAGTTTGGCGCACCGTAAATCCCGGAGGCAAATCGTCGCGGAGGCGATTGCTGGTTACGGCGCGATGATGGACCTAGCCGCGACTGCGCGGCCCAGAAAGGCGACGACATGCTCGGAGGAATCATCTATTTCGGCGCGGTGCT